TGCGGTAGGTAAAAGCTCTTTGGCTGCAAACACCACCGGCTCTTACAATGTTGCGGTAGGCACAGATGCCTTGGCTGCTAATACCACTGCTTCATACAATATCAGCATTGGCGAAGACTCAATGGATGCCAATACTACGGGAGCCAAGAATGTTGCCATGGGCCATCAGGCTCTAAGTGCAAATACGACCGCAAGTAATAACACGGCAGTCGGGTATGCATCTGCAGCAGCCAACACGACTGGCGCTGGTAATGTCAGCGTAGGCGAGTCTTCTCTAACGTCAAACACGACTGGCGATAACTTGGTCGCAATCGGTAAGAACGCCTTAGAAGCTAACACGACAGCAGACCGCAACACTGCTGTGGGCAAAGACGCATTGAAGGCAAATACCACAGGTGCAGAAAATGTTGCAGTGGGGTCGCTATCCTTGGACGCGAGTACAACAGGCAGTCGAAATGTTGCTGTAGGAGATAACGCTCTGACCGCCGCGGAAACAGCGTCAGACAACACAATGGTGGGTTCAAACTCAGGAGTCGCCATTACCACAGGCGCAGAAAACGTGGGAGTGGGAAGAGCAGCAATGGCAGCTACTACCACAGGCGGTAGTAATGTTGCAGTTGGCTATTTAGCCCTAGATGCCAATACCACGGCAAGTAGCAATACTGCTGTGGGAAGGGAGGCTTTATCAGCAAATAGTACAGGAGCCAGTAATACTGCTCTTGGCCGCAACGCTGGCCTTAGTGTAACCACAGGCTCAAATAATCTTCTGCTTGGGTTCGATGCAGGTCAATCAGGCAGTCCCGGCGGTGCTATAAGCACAGGCAGCAACGAAATAGTATTAGGTGATGAAAATATTACCGAGGCGCATATCCAAGTGGATTGGACCGTTGCCTCTGACGCACGGGATAAAACTGACGTAGAAGATTTGAATGTAGGCTTGGAGTTCGTTAATCAACTACAACCAAAAACTTACCGCTGGGATCAGCGTAGTCTTTATGGTGATGAAAGAGACATTTTTCCTGATGGCACTTATAAGAAAGATCAGTTGGATGTGGGCTTTCTTGCACAGGATGTGAGTTCGTTAGAGGATCAGCTAGGCTTTGGCAAATCAGATAAGAAAAATATAATCTCCAGTCTTAGTGAAGACGGCCAGATGTACGGACTTAAATACAGCAAGTTTGTGCCGATGCTGGTAAATGCAATTCAAGAACTGTCTTCTGAAGTAGAGGATTTGAAAGCGCAACCTAAATGTAAATGTCAAGGAGATTAAGATGGCAGTAACGAAAACACTCACTTCCGCCGTACCTCACGTTAAGTCTAGCAAGGTCGAAAAGTGGGACTTGGAAATGACGTACGAGAACGACAGCGAAGGCGATTCGACGTATTACACCAGCACGTTTTCTACAGACGTTAGTAATGTAGATAGTGACGGCGCTACGGTTTTTGCTAAGAAGGCTAAAGGTAGCTGGTCTAAGAGTGAGCTAGAGGCACTTTGCCCGACGAGCCATTGGGACGCGGTGTTTGCGAGTCAGGTGGACAGCGTGATTACCAGCCCACCGTCGAATCCTGTGCCAGATACAAGTTACACGATTCCTAGCTAATGCCAGAGATTCAATTTCAGAACTGGACTCTGCCTGCGGCATTTATGCTGGAAACCGATCTGCCGCCAGAAATGGTTGATGGCCTGAATGGTTATCTGGATGAACTTATTGAAAGCGAGGATCGTCGCTCTCATGCCGGTACTCTGGTAGGCCAGATTCAGCATGGTCAGCAACTGACGATGAACCATGAAGAGCCTGAGCTAAAGGATTTTTGTGATTTGATCTGTGGTCTTGGTATTGAGTATATCAAGAACTTCAGCCAGCAGACGGCAAACATCCTGACAGGAACACGCAAGGTCGAGGTTGACGAGTTGTGGTCAGTCCACAGCTTTGAGGGTGACTACAATCCTATCCATGACCACGGCACTAAAACGATCATGGGTATTTCAGTAACCTGCTGGACGAAAGTGCCGCAGCAGATACTGGATCAGCCCACCGCAGGAACGCCGAATTATAATCTTTACAACTCCAGTGGAGCTTGTGACGGCTATCTGGCATTTCAGTACGGCAGAAACTCGCTTATGGATGTGGAGCGGTTACGGCCACCGCAGTCCACATCGTTGCAGCCGCAGGTTGGCAAGCTCTATATGTTCCCGTCATGGTTGCAGCACATGGTGTATCCGTTCAAGGGTGAGGGCGAGCGCAGGACAATCGCGTCGAACCTGAACGTATGGGACATCACCGATCAGATCGCAAAACAAACCGAAGAAGTCAATTAGGGGGTATGTATGGGTACGATAATGACAACAATCAGCGTATTGACGATGATTGTTACTGTTGCGAGCCTTGTTGCGGCATCGACGCCGACACCGAAGGATGATGTCTGGATTGGTAAGTTATACAAGCTAATTGACCTGTTGGCGCTAAACATTGGCAAGGCCAAAGAGAAATGAATTTTTTGAGATGGTTTAAACGGACTGTCTTACGAGTTGATTCTATGACTGTAAGGGCCAGAGATAATAAAGGCAGGTATATCAAAGACGACCCTGAAACAAAGGATGTCAATGAAGCCTATACCACTAAGGATGTGAAAATAACATCTGGGGGAAGAGGTAAGTAATGCCTTTTGTTCGTTATAACTTTAACCCCGGAATCAATAAAGAGGGGACCGCCTATAGTAATGAGGGCGGGTGGTATGACGCGAATTTTGTTCGTTTTAGATCTGGTCGCCCTGAAAAAATAGGTGGATGGGAAAAGCGCAATTCAAATACATTCTTGGGAACCGCAAGAAAAATACATCAATGGGCTGCTTTAGATAGTGATTTGTTCGTTTCTGTAGGAACTCATAAAAAATTATATGTTTTACAAGGCTCTTCTTATTACGATATCACCCCTTTGCGAAGCACGACTTCAGCAGGAGACGTAACTTTTGCAAAGGTTGCTAATGATGATGCGACTATAAATGTTACAGATTCAAGTCATGGAGCCGTTAAGGGTGACTATGTAACATTTAGCGATGCGGCTTCTTTAGGTGGAAATATTACTGCCGCAGTTCTTAATCAAGAATATGAGATTGCCAGCATTACCAGCACAAATGTTTACACCATAGAGGCTAAGGATACAGATGGTGATGAAGTTCTGGCAAACAGCTCCGATAGTGGTAACGGTGGAAGTTCAGTAGTAGGAAAGTATCAAATCAATATTGGTTTGGATTCTTATGTAGATGGAATAGGTTGGGCTTCAGGTTATTGGGGAGAGTCATCTTGGGGAGGATCGACTGTTGGTTTTTCTTCTCAATTAAGATTGTGGTCTTTAGACAATTTTGGAGAAGATCTTATAGCTTGCCCAAGATTGGGAGAGATCTGTTACTGGGATAAAAGTAATGGAACTTCTACTAGGTCGGTTCCTATATCCAGTTTAAGCGGGGCTTCCGGCACTCCTGCAGAGGCATTGCAGGTTATTGTCTCGGAAAAGGACCGGCATGTTATCGCATTAGGCTGCACTCCTTATGGAGGCAGCAGCATAGATTATATGCAGGTCAGGTGGTCAGATCAGGCGAATGCTGCTGACTGGACCCCTACAACAACTAATTCTGCTGGAGATACTAGGCTATCTTCAGGTTCCAAGATTATTTGCGGGATAAAAACACGTCAGGAAACGCTTATCTGGACGGATACCTCTATTTACAGCATGAGGTTTGTTGGCCCTCCTTTCATTTTTGGATTTGACATGGTTACGCAAGGAGTAAGCATTGCCTCTCCTAATGCGGCCATCAATGCCAATAATGCTATCTACTTCATGGATAAAGATAACTTCTATATTTATAGAGGAGGCATTCAGTCATTGCCCTGCACTGTCAGGGCTTATGTATTTGAGGACATAAACGACAGGCAGGAGTTTAAGGTTTTTGCCGCTAGAAATGCTCAGTTCAATGAAATCATGTGGTTCTATTGTTCATCGTCTTCGGACGAGATAGATCGTTATGTTATTTACAACTATTTAGAAAATAACTGGTCGATAGGGCAGATATCCAGAACAGCTTGGGATGATGCAGGAACAAGCTCTGTAACGCCATTAGCGGCCTCCAGCGGCTATATTTATAATCACGAGGTAGGGTATGACGATGACGGCTCTGCTATGAGCGCCTACGTTGAATCAGCCGATTTTGATATAGATGACGGAAATAATTTTGCATTCGTGAGAAGAATCATTCCCGACATTTTATTTACAGGGTCGGCAGGAAGCCCGACAGTTACCTATACCTTAAAAACCAGATCATCGGGATCTGGAACCTTAGTTTCTTCCAGTACGGCAAGTGTTGGGTCTACTACCCAAATGAGCAATGTCAGGGCCAGAGGAAGGCAGATGCGTGTAAGGGTTGAGAACAGTGATGCCGCTAATGGATGGAGACTGGGTGATGTAAGGCTTGATGTGCGTCAGGATGGAAGAAGATGAGCAATGAATCTGCCAGCTTCAGGGTTCCACTGGAAACGCCTTCTGCGGACTATAGCCATGATTATATGTTAAGACTTATCAATCAGTTGCGTTTAAACTTTGCAAGTATAAATACATCTAGGGAAACCAATAATCCGGTAGAAGTTCTGGAGTGGTTTATTTCGTAATGGCTAATAACTATATAAATACGATTTCCTCTTTAAGTGCCACTACTTCAACGACTATATATACAGTGCCGTCTGCAACTACAGCTATAGTGAAAACTATTAGTGCTTACAATTCAAATGGATCTAATGCTGCCACTTTGACTATTCAGGTTACAGATGCCTCTGCTTCGGCAACCAAGACTTTTGATAAAGAGTCTATAGCGGCAGAAACCAAGAAAGCATTTTTACAGAATGGAGAGGTTCTGGTCCTCGATGAAAGTGACATACTCAAGATGACAGCCGGAACAGCTAATTACTTTGATGTGTTCGTATCAACATTAGAGATATCGTGATGCCAAATATAAATAGACACAATGCTCCCATGAGGCCTATGGCTGAGAATCTTGCAAGCCGTGGCAGGTATGGGGATTCAATGCTTGTTCATATGAATCCAGCAGAGGTTCAGGGACTTGCTTCCCTTTCTCCTACGGGATCTCTGACCAGAAATCCTGATACAGGACAGCCTGAAGCCTTTTTGCCATTACTTTTAGGTTTGCTGGGTTCTGGTTTAGGCGGGGCAGGGTTATTAGGAGGGTTAGGTGCATTAGGCGCTGGCGCTATTGGGTCTGGCTTGGGATCTTGGATGGAAACAGGATCTCTTAAAGAAGGAATCAAATCAGGGCTGATGAGTGCCTTAATGGGAAAAATGACCGGCACAATGCTTAAAGGATTAGGTGGCGGTGTTACGCCTGCTGTGGATAAGGCTGCTCCTGCATATGCAAATCTTAAAGGAGGGTTTGATCCATTAAGCGCTCCATTAGGCGCTAGTGCTGCTGCTGCTCAGGCAACAAGCGATCCCACTCTTTTCACCAGCTTAGGAAATACTCTTGGGTTTAATCCTGAAGGTACAGCAGCAGGAGTAATGGGCGGTCTTGATACAACTTTAGGTCAGGCTATGGACCCAACTAAAGGAATTATTGCCACAGGTCTTGTTCCGGGGATGACAGCCTCTGGAATGTCTTGGTACCCCGGCCCTATGGAATCAAAGCTCGAAGATGATGACGATGATTGGGGGGAAGGAATTCTTAGAGACAGGGGATTTCAGGCAGCTCCTGAAGGTTACAGACCCGGAGTAGATCCT